CCTTAGCCTTTTTGTCAGTCTCCCCTTTATCCACAATAGCAGGCACCATAGGTATAGATTCAGTAGAGTAATCAGCAAAGACACCAACAGAAGATTTCTCCATTGGGCTACTTGAAATAGAGACCCTTGTAACAGAGTCAGTGATACTTGTAGAGATTGCCTGTCTATCACATACAATGTCACCAACTTCAAAAGTCTCACCCTTGTTTATAAACGCTAGGTGAGCACCTGTGAAGGTTAGATACCCTACATTACTCTCATCAAAGTAACCACCAACTTTAGCATTAAAGGCATAACTACCGTCAGAAGAGGATAACCCAATTTGACCGTGACCACCTGTTTGGTTCTTAATACTAGCTGCTGTAGCGCCGGATGCAGAACCTGACTGTTCTACTTGCACAGCAAAACCTGTTACACTTTCAATATAAACAGCACCACCACCACCAGAGGTAGTTACATTCTCAGCGTACAAAGAATAAACAAGCGTGGAGTCTTGGTAGATGTAAGTAGATTTCTCTTTACCAGGGACGTTAATCTGTACACCTGTTCCACTGGAAAGAGTGTTAATAGACCCAGCCGTTACTTCTCCAAGGTCTGCCTCAATAGCCGCAAGAGAAGTAATTGCTGCTTGTGTTGCTGAAAGAATGTCCGCAGACGCACTGGATACGTCGATTGTACCTGCGACGACAGAATTGGCCTTGAGTGTACCAGACTCTACAGGGTTAAAAGAAGAACCATCAAACTCAAACAGCTCTTTTGTGGTTGTCCTATAGAAGTAGTCACCAGCAGAGTAACCTGATGTGGAAGGTAAAGAAGTTCCTCTGTCAATTCTTGCAGCGTCAATCTGTGACCTAATATCGGCAACCATTTCAGCAGCAGAAATAAAGTTAGTAGTTGCATTAGTACCTACGCTGGCGATACTTTCATTACCTGAGTTATCTAGTGTTGTGACCCAGTAGTAGTAAGTAGTATTGTCAGCAAGACCCGCATCATTAAAGGACCTAGACTTAGTGTTTCCAACTACAGTGGCAGTACCGAAAGAGTCAACAAGACTACGGTAGATGTTATAACTGTTGAGGTCTTGGATGGGTGTAGCATCCACGTTAGTAGTAGGCGCTGACCAACCAAGAGTTACACTCTGGAAATAACCTAGAGCTATAAGACCTGTTGGTTCATTAGGTGCGATACTGTCACCACCACCTGTAAGAGTAACCTCTGCCCACTCACCTTTAACATCAGAGACCGTTACAGCCCTGACCCTAAAGGTATACTCTACGCCATCTACAATAGGAGAAAGTTCTACGCTAAGACCTGTAGTAGAGGTACTAGCATAGTTTAGATCTGAGGTTACTTTCCACTCTACTTCGTAATGGTCGATAAACGAGTTAGGGGATTTAGCCCAAGACAAGATGGCAGTACCAATAAAAGTACCATCTTTAGTAACCCTACCGGACTCAAAGACTTGTAGGTTAGCTACGTCCAAACCAGCACTAAAGTCAGGCAAGGTAGTGTTGTTTCCAATGATGGCACTTTCTTCTGCATTCCAATCAAAGGCAGCAGATGAAGTCTCTTGTAGTGTAAGCGTTACACGTAGGTCCCCAGCGTCTGCACTTGAATGGAAATCCCAAGCCAGAACCTCAAACTCTTTAGCGTCCCAACCATAACGAGTGTTAGTGAATGCAATAATGTCACCAACCTGAACATCGAAAGCATTAACCCCAAACTCTGCGGTGAAGGACATTTGCTCACGACCACGGAACAGAGTTAACTTAGCAAGCCTCTGAGCCATAGCGCTGTCAGTAGTGAGGGGTAGTGTAAGATCCAGAGCATTCTCTAGGCCATTGTCTTCTGCAATAAAGGCAGCACTTTTAATCTCTGGGTAATCCTCTTGGATATACCTAGCGTCTTTATTATTAAATGTACCACGTACAATGTTGAAGTTATCCCTACGACTAATACGAGTAGACAAAGAGATAGGACCACGAAGGTCATCCAGCGTAAGGGTCTTAGTGGGTGCAGTATAGTAACCCGGCTTAAGTTGCCACTTACCTTGACCCCAGAAGAGTGTACCAGCGCAGGCTGTAGTCATAGACTGTAGGATATCACCGGGAGTGGATGCAGCAGAGACGACACCATTAATCTCGTATCTAGGTTGAGTACCTACTGTAACTAGATCAACATCCTCATCACACACGTTAGCAGCAGAAGCGAATACAGTATCATCTGTGAACCCTTCATCATCCATACCATATTCAGAAACTAGGTAGTCACGAATACATAGAGCAGCATTAGCTGAGTATGCAGTAAGAGTTGTACGGGGGTCGTATACTTTTTTACCACGTACCTTAGCCGTGAATGTAGGGATGCCATTAGGGAATACTTCTGCATCATACTCCAGACGGATGTACAGATAGGCAATACCGTAGCCAATGAACTTAGCGCCCTCAGTACCTACCAATACTTCAGACTCCCCAAAGAGAGTACCAGCAGCAGCCGTTTGATTACCTGTAAATGCCTCAATACGGACTTTACCTTTCCACTTATCTCCGGGTACAAAACCCCCACCAGTACCTTTAGCATCGATAGTAGCAGATGTGAATGTGACATTACCTGTATATTCAAAACCTGAAGTGATCTCTTTGCTATAGGATTGGTCAATTATCTCTAGGAATTGTGCCTCAGTAAGGGATGCTGCTACTGCATAATCTAGTGCAGGTGGTACAGAGACAGTGTAGGTCGTAGTAAAAGGCTCAGGGTCACCATTCTCACCACGTTCTCTAGCACCAATGTAGGTGATGTTATATGTAGTGGCACTCTCAAGTCCAACAACCTCATCATTGATATAGAAATCAGTAATAGACTCTACTTCATGTGCAGCCATAGTAAGAACCAAGTGGAGGAACTTATTATTCTCACCAGTAGATTCCACATAGGTAATTACACCACCCTTACGGACCTCACCATAAACGTATTCACGAGGCGCAGCAGCATCCTTGACGTTAGTGATAAGGCCACGGTCTTGACCTTTAGGTTTACCTGCGAGAGCTGCCAAAGCCCATGAGGTTACTGCACGAATACCAAGACCTACAAGAAAGGTTACTGCATAAGCTAGAGGTGAACCTACAGTAATGCTAAGAGCACCAACTACATAGGCACCAAGAGCTTGAGGCATACGAGGGGACTTATCCCAATCGTTAGGGTTATTAAATACATTATACGGGAGTTCATTTTTCATTTACGTGTCCAAGCCCTATCAATCATTTCTATGGGCATACTCATTAAGCCCTCTTTAGATAAGAACACAGCAGATGTCCCTACACTAATACCCATTGCTACACCAATAGCCCACCTCTGAGAGTGTTTAGTAGTAACTAGAGACCCCCTTGGTGGTACTCCATTGTAAGGAGTTAATCTATCATCTACAGCAGCCTCAAAGGTTTTATAACCAAAGGTCTTCCTAAGAGCATCCCTCCTGAGAGGTACACCCTTTTCATTCAGGTACTTATTTAGTAGGTCGTCACCCCAACCC